GTCTTATATCTCTTGGCTTCTTTGGGGCGGAGATGCAGGCGACGCATGGGCAACAAGAACACTTGAGCAATTAGAAAAGAAGGAGAACCAGAATGAAAATTAACTTAGAATTAAGTAATGATGAACTTATTAAATTTAATCAAAATACACTAGAAAATCATATCATTGCAAACGCAGACAAGATCGCCAAGGCCGTATTCAAAGACAATTTGAGCAAGGGATTTAGAGGCGGAGAAATCCAGCTAATCGACGATCTAAGCGCCAAAATGGTTGACCTCTACGAACAAAGACTACAAACACTAAGCAAACAAATTATCAAGGAGTCTACAAAATGAAAAACCTGTTATTAGGTAACAAATCGGCGCTATTCAAGGCGCTTGAAAACAATGAAGGCAATGTTGAAATCTATGTAGATGATGAACTTTGTTACACAGTTCTAATCGACACGAAACAGCTAGTAAAACAAGGTTTTCAAGGGGCGTTCAAGTTCGATCTTGTGAAAGAACAACAAGATAACATTGTTGACCTTCTAGAAGAAGAAATTACACTATGGCAAAGTGATACAGAAGAATAATATAAATACACATAAAAATATTTTTAATTTATTTTGTAAAATCTCTTGACAAAGTACAAAACATAAAGTATTCATGAAAGCACCTTAACCAACAACAAAGGATACAAGCAAAATGAATGCTTTATTATCAAGAGTCTTAGAGACCTTCACCAGCCTTCAAGGCAAGAGAAACGCCGTAAAGTCAACACGCATCACAGTAACCGCCGTTGAACACGAACGCCACGATCTACACACAAGCAACCGTTTAACTAATCGCAGATGGTCAAGCAATATGGCGCACGACGAAATCACAGTGACCTTGTCATCAAAATTCGGAGATACACAGCTAGTTTTTACAGCATATGACTACGAAGGCGACGCAATCACAGTTCAATTCTCTCATAAATCACAGTCCGTTTCTTTCTTTGATGCAGCGCTAACAGAAGATGATGTAACTAGCGTACGCAGTTTCTTTGCCGAACATGTTGAATTACTAGCATAGACGCTATCTGACCACAAAACGAATAAAAGGGGCGCATATGCCCCTTTTTTCATTTGTACTTTCTAAATCGTGTATTATGTGCATATTATCACAAAGACAATATGCAGAAAGGGCAAACACGATGCAGAAAGACGAACTAATCAAGAATGCCAGTGAACAGATTAGAGAACAACATGATATATTTCTTGTTCAATTGCTTGGCGTGGAAAATAGCGGCCTAGACGCCCTACGTATCAAAGAACTATATGATAAAGGTTTGATTGATTTAAATGATCAGGGCTTACAGGTTGGGGGCGTTGATCCATTTACTTTTTTACAAGTAGCGGGAAAAATCTTTGATAGTGTTGATCATGATACAAAAGTGAAAATGAGATCATGGCGTCTTGATGATTGGCGCTTACCGGTCAAGAGTACGCTTGAAAAAATGGTAGGCAAGAACGCACCGGTTGCCAGCTCACAAATGGCAACGCCACCAATCACACAAATCACAGACTTAAAAGCGCCGGTACTTATTCCCGCTTGGATGAGTCCCGCGGAGAAGGGCGCTTATGTGTCCGCGATTACAAGGGCGGGCAGCTATGCAAGGGGCTTAGGGAATAGGCTTGATGAAGATTTGAGCAAGGTAATTGCTGAAGGGTGGCAAGGTGAGCAAATAAGCGAACAAGTGAACCCCGCACAAAGAGAATACATGCTTGACACAATACGCAATGAAACAGCGAATGAGTTCATAGGTTCAAGAGACGCAAAAGTCTTAGCCTCAAGGCTTGCCGATTTAACAAAGTTCTATTCTCACAATTGGCAACGAATCGCACAAACAGAACTACAAGCAAGCCACAATGAAGGGCGTTTCATTGACGCCGTAGCAAATAATGAGAGAGTTGCAAGAGTACCAGATAGCGACGCATGCGAAACTTGTTTATCTTTGTTTGTTGGTGAAGATGGTAATCTACTTGTTTTTGAACCGTCCGAACTTGCGCAAAATGGATCAAATGTGGGCAAGGCCAAGGGCGAACACAAAGCGACCTTATTCCCTGTTCATCCTAATTGCAGATGTGACACGATTCCAATCCCTCAAGGTTTCTATGCAATGAGAGACGGACGAATACGGCGGGAGGACTTGAACAAAGCAATCAAAGTACCTAAAAAATATTTAGCCGGTTTGACAAGTGAGGATAAAGAGGCACGAACAAAAGAGATTAGGCAAAGAGTAAAGGGCGGCGAAGAAAAAAGAACCTATGCGCCTATGCCAGGCGATACAGACGCCAAGACAAAGCCCTCAAAGTACACTAGAACAGAACTAGCAAGTAAAGTGAGAGAGGCAACCAAGACAAATAGCACAGAAGAATTTATAAGCGTTGCTTCAAAGATTTCAGGCGTACCCCGATCAATCGTGGCGGAAGTACACAAGAGAGGGGCGGAGGCGTGGAGCGTGGGGCATAGACCAGGGGCGACGCAAATCGCATGGGCAAGGGCGCGCGTTTACTCATTCTTGACCGGCGGGAAAACTAGACAAACAGCGGACAAGGATTTATGGGCGAAGTACCTAGAAACTAAGAAATCATAGATAAAAAGTTTAAATCGTACATAATAGAGAAGATACAAAGAAACACAGTGAACAGGATTAAAAAAGATGTTTAGATACTCATCATTCATTGACTCATTGATCAAGGCAATGACTCATAAATATATTCGTAGAGTCCCTAAAGGGGTAACCAAGACAGGGAAAACAAAGTACATGTACTTCTATGCAGGGCAAGAAGGACGGGGCAAAGGGATTGCACATGAACACGAACTTATTCAAGGCGCTTCTTTTGCTATGGGCAACGGTGATCAAAGACACCATGCACATATCACAAAAGAAGAGGGGGACAAAGTAACAGTAAAATATGATGATGGTGCAAAAAAGGGACAAGAAGAGACCATGACTAAGAAAGAGTTTCAAGCGCTAGTACATGGAGAACACAAAGAAGCAATCAAACAAGTACAAGAGAAGCAAACACAAAGAGAATACAAACAGAAACAAAAGAAACAGGCCGGCCCCGATCTAAAGAAACCACACCCAGCCCCGCCCAAAATTGAACATGAGAAAATCAAGATCAAGCGAGCTCAAACAGTCACTAAGATTGTTGATACTTTGGCCTCTATGCCCTCATTAGAAGATCAATTGAAAGCATTTATCAACGATAATAATTCAGATGCTTTATCTAAGATGCTTGAGAAACTAGGCGTACAGGTAAAACCAAAGATTGACAATTCAAGGCAAAATTCTTTTATCATGTTAGCCGGTGAAGCGGGCAAGCCAACAAAAGCACCGATCAAATATAAGATCGTAGAGATGGATGATATTCAAGCGAGCCATGATGAGAACACATTTACAAATAACAAAGAGTATCCAACAGGCCTACAAGAACGCATCTATGAATCAGATATGGCAGAACAATTGAAGGTGATTAGGAATGCGCAAAACTTAGAACCCGCGTTTTTAGTCAATACAAATCCTGATGCGATGAATGGAGCGCCTATTATCAATGAAGAAGGTTTGGTACTTGGGGGCAATAGCCGCACAATGGCAATTAAACGAGCATACGCAAGACACCCAGAAAAAGCAGAAACCTATAAAAACTATTTGGCCGATCATGCAGACTCTTTCGGATTTGCCCCCGAATATATTTCACAGTTCAAAAACCCTATTTTAGTTAGGGAATATGATCCTGAAGATAAGAGTGAAAAAAATATGAAGTTACTTGTTCGTCAAATGAATGAAGGTTTTACGCAATCAATGGATGAGAAAACAGAGATCGCCGCTATCTCTAGACGCTTGACAGACAAATCAATAAATGCAATAGGAAAAGCGTTCTCAAATTCCGACGCCGCTAATATCTATGAACTTTTAAATCTAGGTGATGATTATTCGCAAGACGTAATCAACGCACTTATGAAAGATGGTATCTTGTCTTATCAAAATATGAATAAATACATTGATGTAGATACAAAACGAGTTTCGCCCGCATTTGCTCATATGTTATCCGACGTTCTAGTAGGCAAAGTATTAACAAACAAGACGATCATGGCTAAAATGTCCCCCGCTTTACATGAAAGATTTTCGGCGGGCGTGATTTCTCTTGTTGCCCTCAATCTCTTTGATGAGAAACAAAGACACGCCCTAGAACATGCCATCTATGCTTACTCATTCGCACAAAAAACAAACTTTGTACGAACAAGAGGGACAGCCGAACAAAACTTATCAGGCCTTCAAAATTGGATTAGTCAAGGCAAGACGGACACAGGAAAGGGCGATATTGAAGATAAAGTACGTAGTGAGCTTACTAATAACCCCTTAGCGCTTGCATACCTTGAGACGCTAGGGATTGCCACAACAGCAAGTAAATTACGCGATATGTTTTCAGCCGCCGGCGCAAAGGCCTTGGGCAAGGGAGCAGATCAAGAGGTTGATTTATTCGGGGAAACCGCTTCTATGGAGAAAGAATTAAAGAAGTTAAATGATTTCTATATGCCAGGCAAGACACAGGCGGAAAAAGACGCATATAAACTAAAGAAATCAATGAAATCAAAGTTTTCATATACCGATCTAGTTAAATCACTACGCACTAAGAAATAAAATAAGCATGAAACTTGTGAACTTTGTAAAATGCAATTAAGAAACAAAGTGAACAGGATTAGAAACATGCCCTTTAAAAACGAACACGCCGCGAGGCAAACAGAACCCGAGCAATACAAAGAATTTAGACGATACCAGCCGAAGGGATTCCCTAAGGGCGTATCAGTGATCTTAGGTATTAGCAACGATGGTAAAACAGAAATTCAAAGTGTCCGAGCAAACAAAGACGATATGACGCCCTCTGAATTTAAGCAATGGTTAAAAGAACACGATTTCAAAGATGAAGTAGAAGAGGCACAACTTGAAAAGGGCAATTACTTTGCTACTTGGATTCCCTTCACTACTCTTGCTAAAGCGAAAAAAGATAATGATGAACCTGAAATCATGGATGACAATGTAGGCATGATCGCCGGTATCGTATCAACTGATGATATGGATTTTGAAGGTGAGAAGATCAATCAAAGCGGCCTTGATTGGTCGTACTTTTTGAACAATGGTTGGTTTAATCATGAGCATAGGCCAGGGCCTGAAGCGGTTTTGGGGCATCCTACAAAGATTGAAAAGGTAGATGATCATAAAACACGCGTAGAAGGTAAATTGTATCTATCAAAACCATTAGCGAAAGAGTGCTATGATACAGCGGTAGCAATGCAAAAGGCCGGCGGGGAAAGATGCCTTGGTTTTTCGATTGAAGGTAAAGTGACACTTCGGGACCCTATACAGCCTAAGAAGGTACTTAAAGCGAATGTGATCAATGTGGCTATCACATCGCACCCAGTCAATCCGAATACTAATCTAGAAATTATTGCAAAGTCGATGAATGTTGGGTATCAAGAAGCGGCGATT